TCATCAAAGACCACACTGAGTGGTTCCCCAACACAAGTTTCGGTGAGCGTGGCCCGTCTGTGGATTGGATCAAGTCTGAGGGCTACTACATCATCTCGGTGTGGAAACCCTACGACCACGCAACAGAGAAGCTAGTATCTGCGGCTCCTCATCTGTATGACGGGATGTGCTGCATCGTTGACGTAGAGCCACTTACCCAAGAGGAGCTTGACCGGCGCGTAGTAACTCAGTGGCAAGTGATCCGTACCCAGCGCAACCAGATGCTCAAAGACAGCGACTGGACGCAGGTGGCAGACGCCCCGGTAGATAAAGCCGCATGGGCAACGTATCGCCAGGGGTTGCGCGATATTACTACCCAAGCCGATCCGTTTGCCATTCAGTGGCCTTCGCAAAATTCAGCGGAATCTGTAAATGGCGGTTAAACTCTCTTCGCTCGCTAGGGCCGGTTGGCAGTTTTTCGATAACCTCGGGACACCGTTGGCTGGTGGTCTGCTGTACACGTTCTTGCAAATAGCAATCCAAACAGGACGACAATTAGGCCAGGAGAACCAACAATGAGCGAACTCAGCATTCAACCTCCATATCCAGCATTTGCTGGCGCTGACGGCCTGCCGCTGGAGAATGGTTATATCTGGGTTGGAACGGTCAACCTCAACCCGCAAACTAACCCGATTACAGTCTATTGGGATGCAGCTCTGACAATCACGGCTGCACAGCCGATCCGAACGCTCAACGGATACCCGGTCTATCAAGGCACGCCTTCACGCTTCTACGCTAATAGCGACTACAGCATTCAAGTGCTGGACAGCAAGGGAAGCGTGGTCTACACATCACTGAACGACAATCCTACAAATGATGGTTTTTTTGCATCTAATGCCACTGGCGACGGTGTACAAACAATCTTTGCAGTGTCTTCTGTTCCTAGTGCAATTTTTATCAATGGCGTGTATCAGAATCAGAACACGTACACAGTGACTGCTGGGAGCGTGACCTTCTCACAGGCACCACCATTCACTTCAGTGATCGAATTCTTGATTTAAGGACACTAAAATGCTCAAAACAGTTACCAACTCAATCAATGCCAGTCAGATTCAAACGCCCATTACCTTGCCTGGCAATGTCACATTGTCCACCGGCAACCTCATCATCGGCACCTCAGGCAAAGGCATCGACTTTTCTGCCACACCAGGCACAGGCACAAGTGAGTTGTTGGCTGACTATGAAGAAGGTACTTTTACGCCAATAGTTCAAGGTTCAACAAGCGCTGGGGTTGGCGTTTACAGCAATCAATACGGTTACTATACAAAAATTGGTAACGTAGTTTGGTTCCATTTGTATTGTCAATGGACAGCTACAACAGGAACAGGAGATATTCAAATTGCAGGGCTGCCCTTCACTTGCGCAAATAATACTCAATTATTTCCAGCATGTAATGTTGTTGGCGATGGTCTTACATTTGCTAACCAATTATCTGGATTAGTCGTAAGTAATACTAGTTACATAAATTTAGCAACTTTGGCAAGTGGTGCTGGCCTTGCATTTGTTCCAATGGATATAAGCGCTGGCGCTTATATTACAGGCATGTACAAAGTATAAAAAGGTAATTGTATGTCTTTAACAAAAGCCTCTTATTCAATGATTGCTGGCGCTGAAGTCAATGTTCTTGACTATGGTGCTGACCCTACAGGAACAACTGATTCAACATCAGCAATTCAAGCGGCAATTAACTACGCTTGCTCTTTAGTTCAAGCCTCTCCTGATAGTATTGGCGATTCTGTAAATGGCGCAAATGTTGTATTAAAAGGTGTATTCAACATAACACAACCTTTGGTGATAAACACATCCAACGTGTGTTTAATTGGTCAAGGCGGCGCAACCATCATGGTTGGTTTTACTTCACAAACAGGCTATAACGGCGCAAAGCCAGCATTGATTGTTGGGACTGGAACACTTTGGCAAACAAGCGGTAGCATCGGCGCGGCAACAAAATACAATCAAATTGCCAACATCATTTTTAAACGCGATCGGCGCGTAACTGGAAATTTGGGCTACATTGGTATTTTGGCGTCGGGTACACGAAATGCAACAGTACGCAATTGTTTAGTTGAAACAGGATTTGCTGGCCTTTTCCTTGAAAACTCATCTGAATTTTATAGCGATCAATTCAGTTCCATTGGCTGCACATACGGTATTGTGATGGACAACCGAGGCGACCGTATTGCCGCAAATAGCGTTCTCAATGTTGCTAACACCGACAACGATGTAAGCAGCAATAAGATTGACATGGCGACTGTGTATTACGCGCAACACACGGGCATACTTGCGATCAACACTGGATCGACAGATTTTAACGGCATGACTGTTGGCTTATTTGGCGACAACCCAAGCGGCTCATCTCCAGGTCTTGGTTTCCCAGCAAGTTATTCTGGCTTCCATGTTTGGGGGGCGGATAGTAAATGGACTAGAGCCATGTTGCTAGACAGTATTGTGTTTGAGCCATCCCCTCTTGAAAACCAAACTTGCATTCGGATTGAATCTACTACTCAGAATAATCCTATTCAAGGCGTGACCATGAACAACATGCACGTTCAAACTTATGCGTCAGACCCAGTTGGCGGTATTTTGACTAATTTGTTAGAGGTTATTCAATCAGGTAATGGCGATGTCCACAACATTTTATTAAGCAATTCTGGCTTCACATATCAATCTTCTGGACGCTATACAGGAACAATGTGCAACGTAATTGGTTTGGCTGGTGTTCGTTTTGAGAACTGCTACCCAGCGTCTGCTTTTGTGCTTTCAAATCTTGGCTATTACGGAAACATTAGCCCCTTAGAAGTTGTTGAGCATACCGACATTGACGCATTTCCTCCAACTGGCTGGACTGCTGGCGGCGTTACAACGGGTTGCAGCAAAGTTGGCGGCAGTTCTGGTGTTGTGCCTTACCTTGAGTTTACAGGCAATGCAGGCGCTATGTACATTGAAAAAACATTCGACTTGTTACAAGATGTCCCTCAAATCAAGTCCGTGTTTATTTCATTCCTTGCTTTTGGAAACGCAGACCTTTGGTGCGTGGCCCGTGTAAACGGTGTGGCCGACACAGACAGTAACATTATTAACGGAACAAACGAAGCACGTTATGGACAAGCAATTGTCCCAAACACAGTCAACGTAAATGGCTATCGAAGACTGGTGTTTTGTTTTAATCCGTTTTCAGCAAACTACGATTTCAACACAGTTCGTTTTCAAATTGGTCGTGGTGCAAATGCAACCGCAAGCACATTGGTAAGAATTCAAGACATTAGAATTGGCTACTTTATTGGCGATCCAGTACCTTACAACCCATTTAGTTAAACCGTACTGGTGCGGCCCACCAGACTTAATGTCTGACTGGATGGTCAGGCTGGAAACAAGGAAATATCATGTTAGAAAAAGTTACCTGTGTTGATCTGATTGAAGTTATTGAAAACGGCGCAATTCAAGTTCGCACCAAGACCGCCATCAAAGAAAACGGCGTTGAAATCAGCAATAAGTTTCACCGCCACGTTGTTGCCCCCGGCGACGACTACAGCGCCGAGGATGCCAAGGTGCAGGCCATCTGTGCTGCAATACACACTGCTGAAGTGATCGCTCTATACAAAGCAGCCATCGCTGCACCTGGAGTCTGACATGGCACAAAACAGTCAAATTGCATTTGCTCCACTTGGCAACACCGTTGTCATCCCTGCTGCTGCTGTGGCCCCCACTGGCGTTCAGGCGCTTGTCGATGAGCGTTTTAATGCTCAAAGCACCGGCCAGTATCGGATCATCAACATCAGTGCCAACACGGTGTTTCTGGGCATTGGCCCAACCGCTGCAATAGCCGCGGCTAACGCAGTGGCTCCTGTTGCTGGCACTCCTTCAGCGGCTATCGTGCTCGTGCCTGGTGCCGTTGAGATCTTACGCTTTGGGCGTGAATCATTCTTCAGTGGCTTGGCACCTGCTGGCGCATCTACCGTGTACATCGTCCAAGGCCAAGGTATCTAATGTTGGAGACTTATGTCATGTCAGATATTGATCCCGTAAAATATGGTCAGCTAATCGCCAAGGTCGATTTGCTGGAGAAGCAAG